TAATGTGATATAATGGGCGGGAATGTATTTCAGGAAAGAGGGTTCAAACATGGGTTACAATGATAACATAGATATGTTGATAGAAGCGCAGGATCTGACGCTTCCGCCGCCGGAGCGGGAACCGCAACGGCAATATTATTTTATTAAAAAGTGTCGGGAAATAGTCAAAAAGAAGTCGGAGGAATTAGGACGCCCGTTATATGCGTGTTCGGTGTGCATGGGGTGTCCTATGGTGTCTGCACCACAGATTTGTGGAAAGCCTTGATTTTACAACAATTTCGGGCATCAAACTTTGATTAGTTTGGAGGTGCGCGGAATGAAATTTGTTAGCAATGCGAAATGCGGAATCCCTGTAGAGGATGGAACGGTTTTTCATGCGAAGTTTAAAAACGTTGAAATCTCTATCCACAGGATAAGGAATTGTGATGGATGGTTTTTGAATTGCCAGATACTTGGATTCATGGACAGAGAATTAGATAGCGATTCCTTAATGGCGGCAATCTACGAATCAAAAGGAATAATTGAAAAGCGGATGGAAACCATTCAGAATAATATGCAAGCCCTTTTCCAGGGGCCGATAGAGATTGCAAGATATTAAAGGCGGAAAAAGAGAAGCCGGGGATGTTCCCCGGCTTTTCCTATAATGCACAAAGAAGTGAGCTATTTGTTTGTGCATTATTCCGTATAGTTAAACCGATGCACAAGCCCGGATTTGAATGTGATAGATTCGACCCGCCCATCCCGGATGTCTATGCGCTCTATTGTGGCTCGGATTAAGTCTTTCATAACGTCCGCATCGCATTTACAAGCTAATTCCTCATAATCAATTTCCTTTTTGCTTAAAATGCGCTGATTTACGATAAAGGCGGATGCTTTTTTCATGAATGAGATATTGAGGGCGTCCGGGCGGATGCCGGAAGCGTCCGTGCTTTTTTCAATCGCCGCCTGTACATCCTTCAGATTTTTTTCCAATTCATCCTTTTTCGTCATATAGGTTTGTTGCGACATGGCGGCGGAATCAAACAGATACAAGTCTAAAAGCCGCTGCAAACCGCCTTTTAGCCTTTCTTCCTCTTGGCGCAATATTTCTATGTCGATTCCGGTGGAATCGCCGTCCGTGGTGTCCTGTGCGCTCAAATTCGGCACGAAATCGGGGCCGACGGTATTTGCATAGTCTAAAGCCCTCAAAGTGTCCTGTATGCCCTTGGAATCAATCCCAGCAACATTAGAAAAGCATTTCCCGGACAGTAAAGCTTTTTCGATGGATTCCGCCGTATAGGGGCCTCCTTTACGCTGCAGCCGCACAAAATTAGCGATATAATTAAACACAAAAGGGCCCAGAACAACATCGGATGTTCCGGGGGCCGCGCAATCACGCATTTTAATCCCTCTATCACAACGATAAGAAGACGGTCGCCATCCGCTCATCCGGGGCTTGTCTTTATTTGACGAAAAGCCACGGCCACAATTCGCACATTTCAGAATCCCAGCAAAAATATGCGTGTGCTTTTTCGGGTAAAAATATGCCGTGTTTTTCGATGCTTTGTTGATATCCATAAATTTATTGCATCTTTCCCATTGTTCCGCAGTTATGATTGCCGGGTGATTATCTGGTATCACAATCCATTCCGATTCATCCTTTTTCGTCCCCCTGGCCGATTCCCTGTAATTATAGCGGTATGTGCCTTTGAAAAATGGATTGCGGATGATGTTGCACACGGTTGTAGATGTCCATTCGCCTCCCCTTTTTGTCTTTATCTTGTTATTGTTTAGCAGCCGGGAGACTTGCAAACATGACTTTGTTTCTTCGTACTTGTCAAAGATAAAATGGACGGTTACAGCTTCCGTATCGTCAATCACGGGGAATTTTGCTTCTTCACTCCACTTATAGCCTAGTGGCATCCTTGCGCCATTCCACAAGCCTTTTGTAGCTCGATCAAGCATTATCCCGGTAACACGTTCAGATGTTAGCTTGCGCTCCAACTCCGCAAAAACGAGGATGATTTTCAGCATGGCTTCGCCCATCGCTGAGGACGTGTCGAATTGCTCGTTTTTTGAAACAAATGTAACACGGTGCTTTTTCAATTCCTCATACATTCCGGCAAAGTCTAGCAGATTCCGGGATATGCGGTCAATTTTCCATACGCATACATGGGTAAATTCCCCCTGGCGGATTTTACCCATCATCCTCTGATACGCCGGTCGGTCTGTATTCTTGCCGGAATACCCGGCATCCTCAAATATTTCCATATCATCAATATTCAGCGCATACTTGCAGTAGTTTTCTAATTCCTGTTTCTGGAATGGCAGCGAATCCTTGTCAATCTGATACAGGGTTGACACACGGACATACAGAGCCGCCTTCAACTTCCGCTTCCCGTACATTTTTGTTAAATCCATATTATAGCAAATCCTTTCTAAAAATAGGCGCAAAAAAGAAAGCCTTTGATTTTTCTGGCTTTCCATGCTATAATATGAGTGTCTAGGTCATACTGTAGCATGGGAAACCGTGTTAAGGTATATCTATCCTATATCGCCGCTTGTTGGTAGCAAGTGGCGATATTTTATTATGCCAATGTTTTCGCTATGTCAAATATATATTCTGGGCGAAATGTCGGATTTAATGATAGTTGCAAAATCTTTTCCAAGTCCGCCCTTTCTGTAAATCCCAAACTATAACAGTACTTTATATAATCATAAGGGAAAGGGTATTGGTAGGCTAATTGAATCAATTCATCCTCATTCATTATTTGATGTCCTACTTTCTATATAGGTGGAAGGGTGCTTGCCATTACATCATCAAATGGTTAGACAGCAACGACAATGACAACTAACCCAAAGAAAGCCCCAGAGGTCACGACTCTGGGGCTTTCGCATGGTGTGTACATGATAGATGTACTGCCATATCCGTTTGCCTATTGGCATTATAGCATATGCAAAATAAATTTGCAATATTCCCCAGTATATTAGTATATTTTGCCGCCTGTATTATCTGTTTGCCTGCGGATCGGAACTTATATGGAGATAATCCATAAGCGCATTCTGAAAAATGCGGGAGCAGTTTACCCCGTCTTCATCAGCTTTTGCGGCGAGCCACGCCGGTAGGGAAAGAGTTTTCTTTACAAATTTACTGCTAATCCGCTCCCGGACAGGAGGCATAAACAAATCAATCAGTACAGCAACTTGGTTTTTTTCAAAGCTTAAGGCAGTAATGGATGTAGGGGACGGAAGAGGTTCGGCATCCTGCTCCATTCCCCAGATATGAAGCCCCAAGGCTTCCTTGGCATTTTTAACCGCCATATCGGTATCACCTTTGTCGGCACAGGGGCAGCAGCCCGGAAAGTCCGGGAACTCAATGCAGATTCCATCTTCATCATAAGTGAACACTGCCACATAGGAATAACGGTCTTTTAACATATTGGTAATATTCTCCTTTACTCTGGAAATCACGGGAAAGTGATTCCTGATTGTCTGGAAATGCTTTTTAATGTCCCGATAGGAATATCTTTTTTGGGATGAGTGACGGTGACGCGCCCTTTCTTCGTAGGGTGCTTGAATTGGTGATGGTCGCCGTCACAGGCAACCTCATACCATCCATCCGACTTTAACATTTCCAATACTTCCCTTGAGGAATAACTTCTCATTGGTTTGCATCTCCTTATGCATATATAATAATACATAATAAATTACGTGTCAATGTAATACATAATAAAATATGTATATCTATCCTATATCAACCTTGTCGGCAGTGAAGACAGTATGTCTATTTTACATAGCTTTATTGGCTATGGTTGACAATGTGAATCTTTGTCTCAAATATTCTATGACTGTTTTGTAAGCATTTGTATTAGTGCTTCCGCCACTAAACTGCACATTGTTTACTGTCAATTTCCCAAAAAATCTTAAATCACTCCCATTGTATTTGTTCATAGATTTTAGGAAACTTTCGTTTCCTATGTTTTCTTCTGCAAATTTGTAAAAATAATCTTGATAAAGGCTGTTATGTAAATTCCCTTGTCGGTCATTGGTAGTATAACGATAAATACAAAACACAAAAAAAGCTATTTTTTCCTTTAAATCTATGGTATTAAAAACAAGGTCATACAATGCTTTTTTTCCGATATAGTATGAAAATTTAACGCCACATTCCGTTGCATAAGTTATCAATTCTGGATTCGGGGTTGAATCTTTGTCATATTGCTTGTTCAATAGGGCAGAGGCATCAAATTGACATACATCGCCAAAATAAATATTTCCGAGTGCATCCTTCTGGTTATTGGTTACTTCTGGAAACTGGATTCTTTCAATTTCAAAAGGTTCAATAAATCCCTTTTGCTTTAACTGCTCTTTGGCATCATCTTCAGTAAATGCTTCAATTGTTAAAGTACGCTTTCTGTTTGTTTGGGCATATGTACCTCTGCATTGGTATAACATATAATTCATGTTGTCGCAGAATTTGTCTCTGTTTCGATGGAAAACTTCGTACTTAGGGAAAGCATTACTAACAGTCTGCTTAGCGGCTGTAGGTTTTTGGTTTATAGGTCTGTATTGAATACCACTGTATTTATTATCGGTGTTACTTGCATTTTCTTGTTTCTTTTGTTTCTTTCCATTTCTGATGCCAATGACAAAAAAAAGGATGATAAGAGCACCGCAAATAACAGATGAAACAATATAACTATCAAAGACGAAAGTTAATATTAACCATAAAATAACTGGTGCAATTATAAAGCCCATACATTGTATTCCTCCGAGTAATATTTTTACTGATTAGATACCTTTGTTCCGTTTTCTCCTGTGCCTTCTGTGGTATTCGAAGCAGTAGCATCCGTTCTTCGTGCAGAATTTAAGATATTTTTTTTATACAAGTCTTCTAATTCTTCTGTTGTTGGTTCTGCATTTCTTTCCTGAATACGGTTTATGATGTCGTCCATCGGGAAAGGCTTTTCATTTCCGCTATATGCCAATTCATGGGGATTGGATTTGTCATCCTGAAAAGCAGAATCAACTTCATGGATGTAATCAAAAATAGCTTTCCTTACCTCTGGACGCAGATGGACAAACTTTTCAATTAGTATGTAATCTGCATTGGATAGCTGATATTGATATGCTAGCTGATCTAATACATCCGATGGAGTAGCACGAAACATTTCCCCCTCCCCGGTTCGAAGCCATTCTTCTCGGACACCAAATTCTCTGCAGATTAGAGAAATGACGGAATCAATTGGATCATTCCTTCCAGTTTCGTAATTTGCTATAGTATTCCGTTTTATACCGATTCTTTCTGCAAATCCTTGTTGTGTTAAGTTTAATTCTTTACGTATTTTTTTAATACGATCTTTCATGTTTTATCTCCTTTCTGTGGAAAGAATATCATACAAATGTGCGACTGTCAACAAAAAGTCATAGAAGCACAAAATAGTATTGACATGTGTGCTAATAGGACTTATAATAGTCGCAAAAGCACAAAAATGAAAGGAGAGGTAAACATGGTGAATACCGAGAAATTGGAAAGCTTCCATCATTCTATCAAACTCAGGAGCTACAGCGGAGACAGGAAAGAAGTCTGGATGGACATTACGGCAACGAATCTTGAAACGGAGCTGCTGAACAGCATTATGGAAGAATTGCGGAAGACTGCGGGGCGCATCAGTGAAATCCTTGCCGGGCACGAATAACCCGGCAAGGAAAAGTGTTAGCTCTCTGATGAATGGACTTGCTTGTCATACTCTTGGACTGCATCCGCAATCGCCTGGGCAATTGCATCAATTTGCTGACTGGTAAAGCCTTCATCGGAGAAGCTGGTGCGGCCTAAATTCCTTAAAGCAGATTTTGCCGCACTTTTGATGCTTAGATCATCACACATATGCTCATTTCTCCTTTCTATGTACTCGGCTCTGGCAGGAACCTGTACAGACAGCATAAAGGAGAAAGTAAATAAATGCAATAAAAAAAGGCTACATAAAGAGAAAAGGCGGTTAAGTCCACGGGAACATCACAGTTTTTCAGGTAACCTTCCAAAGTCCTGACATATTACGGATGGTTGTAGAACCAGCATAGATACTGTCCCTGCTTTACCTTATAAATGTCTTCCCAGCCTTTCCGGCTTTTGTCTGGTACGTGGTAATCCACAATCGGCACCCCTTTCATAATGGATTAGATCGGAAAGGAAATCCCGGTAAGTCCATTATAAAAGGGTAAGGTGCTTAAAAGCAATCAGAAAGGAAGTGATTATATGATGCAGCAGCAGAAAGAATACAGCCCGGAGCAGATTAGCGATGCTGAAAAACTGTGCCTTTTCCTACAGGGAATCAAGGACGACAGTCGCCGGAATTATGTTTCCTCCATGGCAATGGCCTACATAAGCGGCATAGAGTACGGGATTGCAGCGGAGCGTGACGCGCAAAAAGTCAAGGCGGTATAGGATAGAAAGGAAAAAGATGTTGAAAGTGAGAGCCAACACAATCGAACAGTACCACATTCTACAATTCTTACAGGAAAATTTCTTTATGGACGCATTGGGGATAACGCTTGTTGACAGAAACCGGGTGCAGATTCAAGACTGCACCGGGGAAACGGCCTATTTCACATATGACAAGAAAACGGGAAAGGTAGAAATAATATAAGAACCCCACGACCTAGACAATCACGGGGGTTTGGAAAAAGTCTTTATTACATGAAAGGGGATGGCAAGATGTCAGCAGCACAGAAAATCAGAACGGCCGAAGCACAAAGGCGATTTGAAGCCTTCGGCTTGCCGGATTACAGATTGCGGAACATAACCGATTTAAAAGTAGTTTTCGGGCATGATGTCAAACTGTTAAAGGGGTATTCAGATTTGACGGATGAACAGCGGCAGCTTTTCAATGCGTTTATCTGCACTTATTACAACAGCGTGGGGATGGGTCTTAAATGCGGATTTGTTCCGAAATCAATTTACTATGTGGAGAAAATAACATATTGCGTATCCCGTCCGGCAGACGAATGGCACGAAGCCCCATACAAAGAGGTTTGTGCCGTGATGTTCAATATCATTTTACCGAACGGGGAAAAACGGAAATTCAAGACACATATCATATACCCGGAGATTCCGCCGGACTACTGGATTGATTCCATGACAGAAGAATTTCTGCGATTTGACTATAAGGACGGCAAGCGGATGGATTGGCTGCATGTTATCGGGCCGAATAAATGGTATTAGATAGATGCTTAATTTTGGATTCTATAACATGGACTGCATGGAGGGGATGCGCCAATTCCCGGATAAATATTTCGATTTGGCAATCGTTGACCCACCATACGGAATAGGGGAATCCGGCAAGAAAAACGGCACACGAAGCAAGTTAGCAACATCCAAGGCATACCCGGAATTTTACGGCAAGGACAAAGAGCCGCCGGGGCCGGAATACTTTGCGGAGTTGTTCCGTGTCAGCAAAAACGCCATAGTGTGGGGCGCAAATCATTTCATATCACGGATGCCATACGATTCCAGTTGTTGGATAGTGTGGGATAAGGAAACGGGCAACAACGATTTTGCCGATTGTGAATTGGCTTGGACTTCCTTTCCTTCGGCAGTGCGAAAGTACACATTCCGATGGAGCGGAATGCTCCAAGGCAATATGAGGAATAAAGAAATCCGCATACATCCCACACAAAAGCCCGTTGCATTGTACGAATGGATCTTACAGAAATACGCCATTCCGGGGGCCCTCATCCTTGATACTCACGTGGGTAGCGCGTCAAGCCTTATCGCCTGTACAAAGTTGGGATTTCCTTATGTGGGATTTGAAATACATCCGGGATATTACCAAGCAGCATCGGAGCGGCTACAGGCGGAAACGGCACAGATTACGCTTTTCAATATGGAAAGGGGTAAAGTTTTCCGGGAATGACAAGGATTTAGAGGCGCTTGTGGAAGCCGGATTCATGGATTGCCACAAAGAGCCGGATGCAAAGTGTAAAACTTATTGGTTTAACAGAATCGGGCTTGATTGGCTTGGAAATCAGTTAGGAATTTATACCTATAACGAGGATGAATAGATGGAGAATCAGACAATCATCGAAACACTGAAAGAATTTGGAATCGAAACGGAAAGGGAACTGGATGCGGCGTTAAAAAAATCAATATTTAGCCTTGGCATCATGGCGGCCGGTACACTTTTCCCCTTACCGGTTGGAAATATGAAAGGAAAATCAGAAAATGATTAAAAGCGAACTGGTAATTGTGAGGGATGAGAAAAACAATCCCAGCATCATGCGGAGGTACGAAAAGTGTCTGCATCGGGAAGTTGACCCGTCTGTTACGGGCGATGCGGTGCATCCTATGTTTATCGTCCGGGGTAAGGAGTTAGATGCTATCTATTTGCCGGAATACCTTTCAAGCATATTTAACGGCATTCCGTACAGCTTGCCGATGCAGACCCCGGCCACGATGATGGATTTTGATTCCGTGGTGGAGTGTCACAGGAAAAAGGGCGATGGATGGCACTGCATGACGGCGGTGGAATGGAAATTTTTAGCAGACTTGGCAAGGCTTCGGGAATCCGCCGGGGGAGAAAAACTTAGGGGAAATACATCTTTCGGCAGCAGCCACACAGTACCGGGTGAAAAAGGCATCCATCCGAACGTACGGGGTTCAATCACATTAACGGGCAGCGGGCCGGAATCGTGGTTTTTACTTGACAACAAAGAGGGGATTGCGGATTTCGTGGGCAATGTCTGGAAAGTGTTGGCTGGCATCCGGCTTGTGCATGGGCGGTATCAGTACATAAAGGACAACGATGCAGCGGCTCCAGATTGCAATTTGTCAAGGGATAGCAAGGAGTGGGCGGATGTGCTGATTGATGGCAAGCCGCTGAAGGCAAGTGTTGACGGCGGACACATAACCATCCTTGTAACGGATAAAGAAATCGAAAAGGGGTATGGTGGCGATAGATGGCAGGATGTCAGGATTAACCTTAACCTCATCCCGGATTTTGTGAAATCACTTGGAATTATTCCGGCGGAGCAGGAGAGAAACAAAGAATGGTTTTATGTTGACACGGAAGAGGATGAATGTGTGCCTTTCCGGGGCGGCTGCTACAGCACAGCTTCAAAAGCCGGGGCTTCGGCGTTGCATCTTGACAACTTGCGCTCCTATGTGCTCGGTAACTTCGGCTTCTTCTCCGCTTACTATGATTTGAAAACTGATTGCTGAAATATGTTTCCTGTTTAATTGTGCGATAGCACAATCAATAGGTGAGTGAAAAGGTAGGTAAATGGCGAAAATCGGTTATTATTCAGACGGCGTTACAAAGTACACAGACCCATTCTATCAATGTGTTTGCCGGGGCTGCTTCCATCGTTTTTGGAGCGTCACAAGCACGGCGGATTGCCCCAGCTGTGGATGCAATGATATATTCCGCTCTTTTGACTACAAGGAAGCGGACAGGGAAGCCGACCGCTTGAAAAATAAATAAAAGAATATCCTGAAAAATCAAAGAAAATCAAAGTTTTTCAAAGTTATTCCAAGAATATCAGAGAAAGGATGGTGGTTTTTTGAATCGTTTAGGATTTCTGATTTTGTCCGTCCTATCCACGAATGAAGCATTTAATAAGGTGTCGGCAATGACGGCAAAGGAAATCACGGATGCGGAGAATTTCGGGTATAAGGACAATACAATTTTCAAGAAAATCACGGAATTTGAATCAATGGGCTATGTGGCCGCCGGATATAAAGAGGGGAAACAAAAAACTTTTTATATCACGGAATCCGGCAAACAGGCGTTAAAACAGGCATGAAAGAGAGGATTGCGGCATGAAAAAGAAAATAGGATTTGTTGCTATCGGTCAAGCCGGGGGTAACATTGGGAAACTTTTTGAAGATAAGGGCTTTACTGTCCTGTACCTCAATACATCACAGGAGGATTTACAGACCCTCAAAAACGTGAAATTTACATACCATATCGCCGGGGGCGAAGGGTGCAATAAAGACCGCGCCAAGGCGAAAAGGCTTGTGATGGAGGATTTCGACAATATCAGCAAAGAAATCTATGAAAAGATGGATGTCTCCATGATTTACGTTATCTTTGCATCCGGCGGCGGAACTGGAAGCGGATGCGGCCCGATGTTGATTGATTTGCTTTTAGGGGATATTGCCGGGGGTGAAAGCAAGGTAGAATCCGTTGGGGCGATTACGGTCATACCGAGCGAAAAGGAAAGCCCCAAAACACAGATAAACTGCTATGAGTGCTTTGAGGAATTAACTGCGCTTGACAATATCGCAAGCGTGATGATTATTGACAATTCCAAAGGGGATAAGCTGATTCTGAATCAGCATCTTGTAAACGTGTTCTATAACTTTATTGAGATTCCTAACAGGCACAAGGATGAGAGGGGCAATATTGACAGGGCGGAGATTGAGGAAACATTAAAATCAAAGGGAATGCTAATTGTTACGGAAATTCCGGCAAAAGAAAGCACTACGGCTGCAGTATTGGAATCTTTCAAGAAAAGTGTGTTTGCCCCGATTGAGCCGGACAGGGTAATAAAATATATTTCCATATCCATCGCCGGGGCCGTGGATGTGGATGCTATGCGAAAAGAAATTGGCATCCCGGTTGATGTATTCCAGACATACAATGATAAATCAACAATATGCTGCCTTTCCGGGCTGAATTATCCGAAAACACGGCTTGAAACCGTATATGAAAAGGCGGTGGAAAACCAGGAGCTGATTATAAAGAATCTGCAAGCTGTATCTGATCCCGGCATGAAAAAGAACGTGAATTTCCTTGCGTCTGCAAAGGCTGTGCCGGCCGCTGATGCGCCGAAGCCCAAAACATCCAGAAGGGATTTGCTCAAAAAATACATAGGGTAGGGGTGTGGTATTTTTATGGCAGAAATAAAAGATAGAAACTATATTTCCATACAGGCATTTATGGTAAAGGATTTAGGGCTTAAAGGAAATGAATTGATCACATACGCTTTGATATATGGATTTTCACAAGACGGAGAAAATTATTTTAAGGGAAGTTTATCGTATATGGCAGAATGGCTTAATTGTTCCAAAAACACAGTCTATAACATTGTTAAATCCCTTGTTGATAAAGGACTTTTGGATAAAAGGGAGTACGAAATTAACAAAGTTAAATTCTGTGAATATATGGCTATTATACCAAACGAAAAAGAACAAAATAAAAATTTGGATATCCATCCAAAAAATTGTGACGGGGGCGTACAAAAAATTGTGATGGGGCGTACAAAAAATTGTGATGGGGGCGTACAAAAAACTTGTACTAATAATATATTAGATAACCTAAAAGATAATATAAATAATATACCCCAAAATCCGAAGGATTTCGAGGGCAAGTCGGAACGCTTGGACTATGAGCGGATAGCAGCCCTATATAACACGACCTGTAAAGACTTGCCAAAAGTCAGGGGGCTTTCCGATGAACGCAAGCGGAAAATCAAGACCCTTTTAAATTCTTTGAACAAAGCAAAGGTATTAATGGGGCTTGGGTCTTATGAGCAGCTTGAATACATTTTCCGCCTTGCGGACGAATCGGACTTCCTTTCCGGGCGCATCCAGTCTAATTCATGGTGCGGATTCGATTGGCTGATCAATGCCAAAAACGCCCTAAAGGTTATCGAGGGCAATTATAAAAACAATGGGGGTGCGGTAAACTATGGCGGCAACACAAGGGGATTTCGAGAGGGCAATGCAGCGCATTCTTGCGAATCGGAAAATTATGCCCTTGCAGCATTCCGGGCCGGACGGGGAAAGAACGGCGGAGAGGATGAAAACGGCGTATAAATGCGAAAAGTGCAGAGACAGCGGATATATATTCCGCAAGGGGGAAGATGGGTATGACTACGCTTCGCCGTGCGAGTGCCTTTCATCCCAGATAATGGAAAACAAGCTGCAATTTGCTAATATCCCGAAAGAATTTAAGGGGTACACGGTGGAATCCTTTGATTTGGGGTTGTATTCATCGCCGGATGCAAGGGAAAAGGCGAAAATGGCAAAACTGCTTTGCACGAATTATATCAAGGAATTTCCGGGGATTTCGGAGGATGGAAAAGGACTTTATATGTATTCCCGGACAAAGGGAAGCGGCAAGACCCGTATGGCCGCAAGTATCGCAAACGATGTTATTTCAAAATACAGGATTTCCGCCAAGTTTGCCACTACACTTCAAATTCTGGATGAAATCAAAAGAACATGGCATGAAAAGCCGGGGGAGGATGCCGGGGAGCAAAAGTTTTTGGCGGATATTATCCGTGTGCCTGTATTGGTGATTGATGATATTGGCGTGGAAAAGCCCACGGAATGGGTGAACGAGAAATTTTATTCCATCCTTAACGGACGGATGATACAGAAACAAGTAACGATTTTTACAAGCAACTGCGAAATGGAAAATCTATTGTTCGATGATAGGATTATCAATCGGATTATGAAAATGGCCTTGCCCGTGCCTTTCCCGGATGAATCTGTGAGGGCTGCGCTTGCTGAGGCTGAAAACAAAGAAATGTATGACAGGCTTTTGAGAGGATGAAAAGTGCATCCATCTGGAAGCGGTGGAGATACGGATCATGAAGAGGATTAAAGAGGCGGATGGAAAGTAGCGATGATAAGCTGATAGACAAAATCGAAAAGCTGATAAGGCTTTCAAGCAGCAATAACGAGCATGAAGCACGGGCGGCCATGATGAAAGCGCGGGAATTGATGGCAAAACATCATATCCGCATGGAGGATGTTTCCCCGGAGGAAAGGGAAAGCGAATCCGTGGAATGCAGTACGACCTTGGAAAAATTCCGGGAAAGCTGGATTTCAGACCTTGCCGCCGTGATAGCGGATAATTTCCGATGCCGGACGCTGATCCTGCGGAGGGCAAGGGGCGGCATCTACAAAATACGCTTTTATGGCGTGAATGATGATTCGTTCGTGTGCATGGAGATTTTCAGATACGCCCTTCAAGTGGTAAATAGCAGAGTAAAGACCATGAGGGGAATTTTCAAGGAATCCGGGAAAAGTTTTGAATACAATGACAAACTTGTGTATTGCCACGGATTCATGAAAGGGTTACAGGTGAATTTTGCAGAACAGACAAGGCAGCAGAGAAGAAGCCGGGATGATGATTGTTTTGCCCTTGCCCTTTGTGTTCCGGCGGTAGTTGACAGGGCAATAGAATCAATAGGAGATTTGGAGGATGAAAAACCGTCCGCACGGCCTACCATGAGCCGTAAAAATTCCATGCTCTACGGCATCGGCTACACGGATGGCAAGGCATTCCAGAACGCCGGGGATAAAGAGAGGCTTCACAGTTAAGGACAATCTGATTTTACGATAGATTGATTAAATGGGAAAGGAGGGGAGCGGATGCTACATGTTGATTTGAGCGAATTGGCCGGCGGCGAACTGCAAGCGAAATTTGACCGGGAGATTACAAAGGTAATCGAGAACATGAAAGACCCGAATACGCCATACCAGGAAGCACGGAGCGTTACAATCAAAATATCATTGAAGCAGACAGAGCTTCGGGATGATGCGAAAGTGGATATTTCCGTAAACAGCAAATTGGCCGGCGTGATTTCTGCAAAGACGAATTTTGCAATGGGGAAAGACTTAAAGACCGGGGAAGTGCTGATACAGGAATATGGGAAACAGATTCCGGGGCAGCTTACCTTTGCGGACATGGAATCCCAAACGGAATCACAGGAAGAAAACAAAAAAATAGCGTCAATGCCGAGGGCTTTAAGAGCCAACGGGTAAAAAGAAAGTGAGGATTTGAAAATGATTAAAGAGGCTTTACAGTACATCATTGGGCTTCAGCAGCCCCGGATTGAGGAAATCAACGGCAATCAGTATTTTTTCCACAACGGCAATATCCCTATGTTGGTGGACAGATGCCGGGATTGTGAAACAGTACAGCTTTCCACGCTTACATCGCTTATAGATTACATCAAGAACCGTATGGCGGACGATTTCCCGTCCGGCATCCCGAAGATGATTGTCCATGTGGCATCGGAAAAGGAAGTGAATCTGCTTACACAGTTTAACAGTGATATGAAGCGGTGGGAGATTTTGAACGTAAAGGCGAGAGTGCCGGACATCACGTTAAACCGTTTCATGGAACAGGAATCCTTTATCATCCAGATGCAGTCCATGTTCCTTGATACGCCGGACAAGGCTATCGTGATGCAAGTGGCCGGGAATGTGGAGGATAAGACCATAGCAACATACGGGGATGATGGAATCTCACAAAAAGCGACAATCAAAACAGGGCTTGCAAATGTGGAGGATGTCATTGTACCGAATCCCGTCCGGCTGCAGCCTTTCCGCACATTCCACGAGGTAGGGCAGCAGGACATTGATTTTGTTTTCCGTATGAAGAACGGGAGCGGCGGTGTGGCATGTGCATTGTTTGAAGCGGACGGCGGAGCGTGGAAATTCCGGGCCGTGCATGAAATCGCTGCGTATCTGAGGAACAACCTGGCAGATGTGTCCAACATCGCCGTGTTGTCATAATATCAACATGTCTGCCGGGACCGGTGCCGGTCCCGGCGATGTAAAGGATGGTGCAGATGAACTTTTCAGAAATCAAGGGAAAATTTTTTATCATGGTAGAGGGCGATGACAGGGCAATCATAAGGAATTCCGAGGTACAGGCGGAAAAAGTCCGGAAAAAGCTTTCAAAGTTTTCCGGCGGTAAAAAAATATATATCTATAAGGCGAAGCAGAAAAACGGATAAGGGGAGCAAACTGCCGTTTGTTTAAGGTGGTACGGATATAATGATGGACATTGTTGCGAAGCTTTTCAGAGTGGAAATCACACGGCAGGAAGTAGACAAATATCTGGATCAAGGATTGGAGTGAGAAATGAAAGAGACACGCATAGAATGGTGTAAATATACATGGAATCCCGTTACGGGATGCACCCACGGTTGCCCCTATTGCTATGCCGCAAAGATAGCGCACAGGTTCACCCCAGCGGATGCGGAATGTGGGAACTGCAGTATATGTCCGGATTGCTCTGGAAAGACCAACAAAGGGAAATGCCCGGATTTTAGGGAGTACTGGCCAAGCGAAAAGATTCATGTGCTTGACGCAAAGCAATACAGATTCTACCCGAAAAAGCATTACATCGCTTTTCCTTACGGGTTTGAGCCTACACTTCATCGATACAGGCTGCAAGAACCGGGGCGAGTTAAAACGCCGTCAATGGTTTTTGTGTGCAGCATGGCGGACTTGTTTGGGCAATCCATCCCAGATGAATGGATTTTTGAAGTGTTCAAAGCATGTGCGGCGCATCCGCAACATAAATATATGTTTCTTACCAAGAATCCCCAAAGGTATGTGGAATTAATGGCAGCCGGGAAACTGCCCGAATCTGGAAACATGTGGTACGGTACGACAGTAACCACAAGCAAGGATAAGTATTTTCATTCCGGGAAACACAATTCATTTTTGAGCATTGAGCCAATACAGGAGCCGCTTCCGCCGTTTTACTGTGATGCAAAATGGGTTATCATCGGACAGGAAACGGGAAATAGAAAAGAACGCATCATGGCAAAGCCTGAATGGATAAATGAGATATACAGGGTTTGCCATCACAACGGAATCCCGGTATTCATGAAAAACAATCTTTCTGGCGTGATAGAAAATCTGATACAGGAGGATGCAGAATAATGGTAAAGGATATTGTAACGGATATTGACTTTCTGGAAAAACCGCTTGAAAAGGTGGAATCGGTGGAGGAAGTAAAAGAGTTAGCCCGTGATTTGTTGGACACAGCACGGTACTACGGAAAGAGTTGCCTGGGGCTTTCTGCAAATCAAATCGGCGGCACGAAAAAGGTTGTGGCGGTCAAGATTACAGAAAATGATTTTATCTTGATGATAAATCCGACAATCGTAAAAAAATCTACACAGTGCTATGTTGCTGTTGAAGAATGCCTTTCCTTGGAGGGCGCACGGAAAACGATGCGGAAGCGATGGGTGGATGTTATGTACCGGGATTCCGGCTATCATATCAAAAAAATGCACTGCACCGGGCTTGTGGGGCAGATTGTACAGCATGAAATCGACCATATAAACGGAGTCATCATATAAGCAAAATGGGATCTGGGTGAAATGGAACGGATTCCATAGATATCAATTCCCTGCGTAGATTAAGCGGCTTTGAAGTCTTCCTCATGGCCTTAAAACGCGGGTTTGTAAATATCATCATGGACGAGGAAAGCGGCTGGGATGATGATATCGAGCCGGAAGAAAAGCCGGAATGGTCCCTTAGTTAGCCAGCAGTGGTACGGAAAGAAATAAACCAATACACAGAAAGGAGCCGGAACCTTCCCGGGAATAAGGCGCGCCGGGTTCCTTTCAAAGAGATGCAGGGACAGGAAAAATTTGTTGGATTTGGAGCTGAAGAAATGAGATGTTGAAAAAGTACGTGGATTACACGGATTGAATTTCAGGAAAGGAGTAAGAGTTTTGCTGGCCAGCGTAAAAGACGTCTTTACTCCAACAGGGGAATGAAAGAAGTATATAAAAGCAAGGTTTATACAGAAAGGCCTGATTATACGGATTATGAGGCGCCGGAAAAATTCCAGGCGATAACTGGCATTATAATGACACATCTCAGGCAGCACCCAAAAGCAATCTGTTCTTATTCCGGCGGTTCGGATAGTGATATCATGATCGACCTGATCGAGACGGCACGAAAGATTGTCCCATCACTTCCACCAGTCAAGTATGTATTTTTTAACACAGGGCTGGAAATGAAGGCGATCAAGGACCATGTCAAAGAAACTGCTGAGAAATATGACGTGGAGATCGAGGAACACCGCCCGAAGACAGGCATTGTCACAGCGGTCAGGACATACGGCGTTCCATTTGTATCAAAGATCATGTCAGCCGGATTGGGCGAGTGGCAGAAAAAAGGCGTTCCGCTGTCCATTGCGCAGGAATATGAGGACGCAGAGGATAAAGCAGAAAAAAGGAAAGAATTAAAAGAGCGGTATCCAAAGTGCGAGAGCCTGATAAATTTCCTGTGCTGCTGCAATTCTGCCGGGGAACCGAGGCCGGACATACAGCTTGTGATCAATTCGTCCAAGTATATGCGCGATTTTATCGGGGAATATCCGCCGGATTTCCAGATCAGTGCAAAGTGCTGCGACTATTGCAAGAAGCAGGTTGCGCATGATGCGCAAAAAGATTATGAAATGATAATCACAGGGGAGCGTAGGGCAGAGGGCGGCATGCGGTCAGTCCCGCGAAAAGATAACACAGCGCTATGCTTTACGGAAACCAGTAGCGGACAGTATAGGTTCAGGCCGCTTTACTATGTCACAGACAAAGACAAGGCCTGGTACAAGGAAAGGTTTGGAATCAGGTACTCAGATGCTTATGAGGTCTATGGGCTTACAAGAACAGGGTGCTGTGGATGCCCGATATCGTACAAGGCGGTGGACGACCTGGAGAAAATAAGGCCTTACGAACCAAATGTGGTAAAGGCCGCATGGAACATATTCGGGAAAAGTTACGAATACCGTGAGAAATACAATATGTATAAGGCTGAAAGGCTTAGGGCTGAGCAGGAAGAAAAGAAAAATATAGACGGACAGATGAGTTTTGATGACTTCCCGGAGGTGATGCCATGAGGGAATTGACGCATTTAAGCCTGTTCAGCGGCATAGGCGGCCTTGACCTTGCCGCCGAATGGGCAGGATTTAAAACAGTCGGACAGTGTGAATGGGCCGAGTACCCGGCAAAGGTGTTGGAAAAGCACTGGCCGGATGTGCCAAGATGGAAGGATATAAGGACGTTAACAGGAGAAAGTTTTTATGAGAGGACAGGTAGAAGGACAGTTGACATTATTTCCGGAGGGTTCCCCTGCCAGCCTTTCTCCGTTGCCGGGAAGCAGCGGGGCAAGGAAGATGACCGTTACCTCTGGCCAGAAATGGTTAGGGTTATCAAAGAACTCCGGCCCGCTTGGGTTGTTGGAGAAAATGTTACTGGAATCATTAAAATGGCACTCCCCGATATTTTATCTGAACTGGAAGCCTGTGGGTATAGGACAAGGGCATTTCATATTCCGGCTAGCGGAGTCGGAGCCAGACACCACAGATACCGGGTCGCAATTGTGGGCTACACCGAACACAATGGATTACCTTCCGCAGAGATCAGAAGAAGCGCTGGAACGCCAGGCGGAGGGCAGCAGAAAGGGAAGGAAAAGGCCGGCGAATTTACGGGAGCAGGTAGACCCGGACACGGTAAAGTTATGGCCGACACCGCTGGCGAACAAGGTCGGCGGTGTGAGCGGCCCAAACTTCCGCCCGACGCTGGAACAGGCTGTAAAAATGTACAACACGCCAACGGCACAGGATGCGAAGAACAGTACTCTTCCAAAGAGCCAGATCAAGAGGGATTCCCTTGTGGGAGATGTAATGCGGGAGATATTTGCAACGCCACAGGCAAGGGATTATCGGACGGGGAAGGCCAAACGGTGGGAGGACAGGGAACACCGGAGCAGGAACCTGAACGACCAAGTAGCAATGTATCCAACTCCGACGGTGGGGGCTGGGTTATGCGGGGGAACAGGGAATTTCAAACAGCTGAAAAAACTGGAAGCGGAAGGAGTGATTTCGGAATCGGAGCGGAAGAACATGAGCCAGGGCAACAACGGCCAGCTCAATCCTGCATGGGTGGAATGGCTGATGGGCTTCCCGATTGGGTGGACGGATATTGGGATATAGAGCCTGATATACCCAGGGTAGCAAAAGGAATAGCAAACAGGGTGGAAAGGCTGAAAGCACTTGGTAACGCAGTTGCACCGCAACAGTTTTACCCAATATTCAGGGCCATAGCAAAAGTGGAAAACCAGTGTGACAGAGCCTGTTCAGAAGGAGAGAGGTATGAAGATTGGTGAATTAAATGAGCATTGCGGATGTTGCAAGCTGATAGATTTTTGCACGGAGTCTTATGAAACACCTCAATTATGTGTTTATGAAGAACTGGCAGACGTGGAAGAGGAAGAATATAAGCGAATCGCCGAAAGTGTTACGGAGAAAGAAATCAAGGATAAGCTAAGGCAGTACGAGGAAAATGATGTGAGTCCTTGGGACGATGAACGCAACGGGGCAATCTGCGATATTGTGCTGGAAAAACTATATAGGGCAGGTGGAGTGCATGAGTAGAGTATTACCCATATTATTCAATACAGAAATGGTTCAGGCGATACTGGACGGGAGAAAGACGGTCACAAGGAGAATGATAAAACCACAGCCGATAGATGGGCATTTTAGTTTTGTGTATCATTCAAGAAATATACATATATGGACTGGGAGCGAAACAATTAAGCCACCATATCAGCCGGGAGATGTCCTGTATGTCCGGGAAACGTGGGCACATATCCCGTGCATTGAATGTAACATGGGATCGACATTCCATATTCAGTGTAAGGAGAATCCGGTTGATTATGACGACGGAAATAGTATAGCGGAAGGCTGTTTTATTTATCGGGCAAGTTATCCGTATCCACAGCGGATTTGTTGGAAACCCTCCATCCACATGCCAAAGGAAGCTGCCCGTATCTGGTTAAAGGTTACGGATGTGAGGGTGGAACGGTTGCAGGAGATGAAAACGGAGAATTTTCTTTCAGAGGGAATACCGGGAGCAGAATATGATATTGAAACAAAAAACCGATTTGTGAAATTATGGGATTCCACCCTCAAGGAATCAGACCTTTCCCGCTACGGCTGGAATGCCAACCCATGGGTATGGGTAATAGAGTTTGAGCAAGAGTTTGAGCAGCGTAAGAAGCAGGAAAATTGAGGGGGATTAAATAAATGCTTGAATTAGTACCGATAAGCCTCAAAGAGGCGAATGCTTTTGTGGAGAGATACCATAGACACCACAAGCCAGTTACAGGTCATAAATTCAGCGTGGCGGCTGCTGTAGATGGTGAGATTGTCGGGGTCGCCATTGTGGGTAGGCCGGTAAGCAGATACCTTGACGATGGGTGGACGCTAGAGGTTAATAGACTTTGCACAGACGGAACAAGAAATGCGTGTAGTTTTCTTTATTCCGCTTGTTGGAGGTGTGCTAAAAACATGGGGTATAAGAAATTGATTACATACATCCTTGACACAGAAAATGGAGCGAGTTTAAAAGCAAGCGGCTGGAAATGTGTTGGAGAAGCTGGGGGTAAATGTTGGACAGGTGTGCGCAGGCCGGAGGTAGATCTATATCCGGCACAAATGAAATTAAAATTCGAGCGGTGTGAGGGATGACATGAGAGAGATTTTATTCAGAGCAAAGCGTACAGATAACGGGGAATGGGTGAAAGGAAACATTATCGAAGATGGAGTGACAGGACAAGTATTCATCCATGCCCGAGGAAACAGCGTTAATGAAAGTGACAAGGTCGGCGACGAGGGACTTTTGAATTTTTTCGCATTTGAGGTAGACCCCGAAACCGTCTGCCAGTATACCGGTAAATCTGATGTGGATAAGAATCTGATATTTGAGCATGATGCATTATCTTTCTTAGACACATATTCAACAGAAAGCGGATATGCAGAAGCATGGTGTATAGGTGAAGTAGTGTGGGATGAAGAAACATTATCATTTCAAGTAACAGAGCGGCTATCGGCAGAATCATTTGAAGTATTAGATGAGTGTAAAGTTCTTGGGAATACAATCGATAATCCGGAATTACTGGAAGGTGGTACAGAATGACAGAACAGGAAGCGATAACAACATTGCAAGACGTACATGATGTTGCTGAGTGCCGAATAAAAAGCGGAGACAAAAGGGGGGTAGTTTACATACCGCCAGATAAATTGCAGGATTTTAATATAGCGATATCTGCTCTTAAAGAAATCCAGCAGTACCAGGCATTAGGTTCGGTGGAAGAACTGTGGGAAGCAAGGGAAAAGCAGATTCCAAGGAAACCTGACATTAATAAAGTTTACTATTTCTGTCCCAATTGTGGAACTTACAGAAGCATAAGGCAAAAGCACCGTTTCTGTCATGATTGTGGCCAAGCCATAGATTGGAGCTGATAACACGCGCAGGTACAGGATGATCTTCTGTCAGGAGCGTGAATCCCGTGATTTAGCAATGCGGATAGTTGGAAAGGAAAATATATGGAGAGATTAACAATCAGAAATAGCGAAGGTATTGTTTCCCTTAAATGCGGAAATTTGCAATGGAGTTTACCTGATCTTGGGAAGGGCAGTCCAATAGACCGTCTTGCAGAATACGAGGACTTAGAGGAACAAGGTTTGTTGCTGAAACTTCCGCGTAAGCCAGGTAGCATTGTCTGGATTTGTAGAAATGATGTTCCATATAAATGTATGGTTTTAAAATACGAAGTATTTTTTAATGGTACATTTGTAATATTAAGGATACAACATGATATGACAAATATAGACGTTTCTTTAAAAAATTTAGGGAAAACTTGGTTCCTCACGCAAGCCGAAGCCGAGGAAGCGTTAAAGGGAATGGAAAGGGAAAATGATGAAACAGGAAGCATTTGAAAATGAATATGATATTATCCGGGGAGATTTTGATTTTATGTAGGAGGATTTGGAAATGGAACAAAATAGCGCTTATTTAGAATTAGCCAAGCATTGCATAGGGCTTGACAGAAAGAAACCATATGCAAGGCATGAGAAGAAGTTTTACAGACCATACCGTAATTTCTTCGCTACTGGTAAAAACCATGATGATTGGGACATGTTAGTTTCTGCCGGATATGCAGAGCAAGGCGAGAAAAATCAGCATGGAGGATATACATATTGGCTTACAAGAGAGGGACTTGACTGGCTTGGAAATGAGCTTGGAATAAAAATATATGATGAAAGTGATTAACCCCGATTTAAGTCCTATTTCCTCTCAAACAGTAATTCCCATGCAGGAATGATTTTGAGCCGGATTTGGGGCAATTAGAAAGCCAAAGGGAACTGCAGAAAAGGGACAAGAAGCGTTAAAATGGGACAACTGCCATTCAATACTGTGAGATAATATAGTTGCAGATAATGCAAAGTGGAGGGAAGAAAAACACGTATGATTGTAGAACATAAGCTACGTGGACGGATGGATTATAGGAAAATCAAGAAACTGATCTGATTGAAGGAGCCGTACTGTTGAAGGGCAGTAAGACATATAATTCCGGCAATTATGCAGACTGTGAGCCTTTAAAATGTTCTGCTGGATGGTCTTATAAATGGGATGATGGAAAGTGTGCAGAGTTTAGGTAAAAAGGAATTATATGAATATTAGAGGGACAATCAAAAAACTCCAAACTGCTTTAATACAGTGCGGCTATATTTATAAAATAGGCACCTACCTGTTTTTCAGAAAAGAGCAGAACCGCATGAAGTGGAGGGAAATAAATGGAAAATGCTGAAAATATTTTAAAAGATTGTTCTTGCGAATTAAAAGTAGCAGAGGAAAAAATAATAAAAATGTGTCCGTTTTGCGGAGGAAAAGCTCATCTTTTTACAGCTCCTGGTAAGTCACAAGTGAGTTGCATATATTGTCACGCAAGTACAGCGGTATATAAGGGAATAATAGCAATAGATGCATGGAATAACAGAGCATGAACATAAAATCAACAATTAAAAAACTCCAAACCGCCTTAATATAGCGTGGATATATCTATAAAATAAGCACATACCAGTTTTACAGCGCAGAGCAATATTGAAATGGTTTGACAAATTTGGTAAAATGAAAAAGAACGGAAGGCCATCCGTTCTTTTTCTGAAAATATGAAAAGTAGAAATCCTTTAATAATTATAGTGGAAAGTGTACTATAAGTCAAGGGGACTGCGGAATGTCAGCATCGATAACGCCGAATTTACAGGAAGGGAAGCTAATAAAGGAGATCGATTTTCAGATCCTCATGTGCAAGGAAAAAATCTGGAGCCATGAAAAGAGCATTGAAAAAATTATGAAAATGGCCTGCATGAATGGGCCATCGGGTATTGGCTCGGTTGACCTTTCCGGAATGCCGAAAGCCGGATTTTCACATATGGATTTTCCAGATGCGATCGCCTTAATCGCGAAGGATGAAGAATACATAGAACAGGAAAAAGAAGCAATAAAGGCATTACGCAAGCGCAAGCGGAATCTGATTAAAGCCGTGGAGATTCTGGACGGCACGGAGCAGAACATCTTTATATTCCGTGTCCTGTATGGAATGACACAGGATGCCGCCGCTGAATCCATCGGCATATCATCCCGGCAGCTTCAGAGAATCGAAAAGCAGATGAAAGAAAATACAAAATTATTCGAGTTATAAAATCAAAATTGCAGAATAGGAGGAAGAAAAATGAGTTTTGAGGATAAAAAGGAAACCGCATAACACTTCAAGATAATGGCTTAATTAGCATCACGCCAAAAGGGAAAAGCACTTCGTTTTATACCTTAGAAGAAATAATTGAGTACATACAGCATGGCAAAGATTCCCAAAAGGATGATTGAGTTTTTTAATCTGAAAAGTGCAATTTTTTGATTCGATTTTTTGAACGATTTTTTGTTGCACTTTTTTAGCAACAAAAATCAAAGAAAATCCAGTAAAATCAAGGCTTTTCGCAAAAAATCAATGTCGTGTTTTATGTCGTGAAAAGTGTCGTGTTTTATGTCGTGAAATATGTCGTGGAAATGTCGTGTTTGTTATGTTATAATGGGTATAGTTAAAAGTGTGCGGAGCGGCCCCATCGGGGGCTGCTTTTTTATTACCCGAAAGGGCATACTTGAAAATATGCCTTTCGCTACAAAGGGGAGGGTGTATAGATGAATACGGTTGAGCCGATTCGTGATATGGGAACGGTGCTAGATATTGCGGACTATCTCAAAGACAGAAATCAACGGGATTATGTGATGTTTATGTTTGGGATATATTCGGGATTGCGTATATGCGACATTCTGCAATTCCGTGTCCGGGATGTCCGGGATAAAGACTACATATCCCGGAGGGAGAAAAAAACACAGAAAGAAAAACGATTCCCGATAAATCGGGAATTAAAAAAGATTCTAAAGGAGTACATAACGGACAAGAAAGACTATGAATTTCTTTTCAAGAATCCGCATGAGCCTAACAAGCCCATCACACGGCAGCAGGCCTATAACATATTATCCGCCGCCGGGAAACAGTTTGGGCTTGACAGCATAGGAACGCACACGTTGCGAAAGACATTCGGCTATCACTTATATAAACAGACCAACGATGCAGCCCTGTTGATGGATATATTCAATCATTCAGACATCCATATAACACTAAGATATATCGGTGTGAATCAGGATTGCAAGGATAAAGCATATAACAATCTATCATTCAAACGGTAGCTTTCTTTTACTCTGCTTGCAGACGAATAATCGGCAAGCATTTTTTATTTTGCCTACGGCTTGACATATATAGGACTTGTCAAATAAGGGCGGCCGTTTTTCTTTGCGTTAATTAGAAGTGACGCTTGGAAAGATTGTTTTACAAAATACTAGATATGTCAATAAAAAGAGGATGCACAAAATCGCCCGAACACGAACAAATGTTTGACGGCGCAAGCCCGAACAAAATAGGTTCTTTTATCGAACAAATGTTTGTTGCGGGTCTACGAAGCCCAAAATCTTTCTAGGCACAGAAAATTTTTAATGAAAATTGCCGTTTCCGATGGGAGGGGTACAGGATGGCAAGAAAAACCAACACGCCGGGGAGTAATGCGGCGGACAGCATAAAGACAACGGATGTCAGTGCAATCACAGTAAACAGCGCAACGCTTGAAAAGGTTATAGGGGTATCTGATAGGCGCATCCGGCAGCTTGCGGAAGAAAATATCATCATCCGGGCAGCAAAGGGGCGATATAAATTCGTTGAATCCGTGACGAATTACATCTTGACGCTGAAAGTACAGGCGGACGCTAACAATGCGGAATCCTTGGATGGGGAAATCGACTTAGAGGAAGAAAAAGCAATCCATGAGAGGGTAAAACGCCATATTTCGGAGTTGAAATTACAGACCATGAGGGGGGAACTCCACAAGTCGGAGGATGTGGAGCGCGTCATGATGGATATGCTTGCTTCGGTTAGGGCGAAGCTGCTTTCCATGCCTACGAAATTAGCCCCGATTCTGGTATCGCGAAACGATATTGATTTTGTGAGGAACACTATCAACCGGGAAGTGATGGAAGCCCTCAATGAACTAAAAGACTATAACCCGAAAGAATTTTACAGTGATGAATATGTGGCGATAGGGGATGATGAAAACGATGAAAGAGAGGAAAATTGACAGCAAGACGCTAAACCTTTTCCGCAACATCGCCAAAGTGCTTTCGCCGCCGCCGGAGTTGACGGTCAGCCAGTGGGCGGACAAATACAGGAAACTTTCGCCGGAATCGTCCGCCGAGCCGGGGCAATGGAATACAGACCGTGCGCCATACCAACGGGGAATTATGGATGCGGTGATTGATGCCGGATGTGAAACGGTTGTTATTATGTCCTCTGCACAGGTAGGGAAAACCGAATTGATATTAAACACAATCGGTTATTACATAGATTACGACCCATCCCCGATTTTGTGCTTGCAACCAACACTTGAAATGGCGCAGGCTTTCTCAAAGGATAGGCTTGCGAAAATGATTCGTGACACGCCTGTACTTCGGGGGAAAGTCAAGGATGCACGGGCAAGGGATTCCGAGAACACGATACTTCACAAATCCTTTCCGGGCGGACATATTACGATGGTTGGCGCAAATTCCGCCGCCGGGCTTGCATCCCGTCCTATCAGAATTGTATTGATGGATGAAATAGACCGATTTCCGCCGTCCGCCGGGAGCGAGGGAAACCCGATAAAACTAGCGGAAAAGCGTACTACAACATTCTGGAATCGAAAGAAAATCAAGGTGTCCACGCCTACGATTAAAGGCCGGTCACAAATCGAATCGGAGTATCTTGCATCGTCAAAAGAAGAATGGTGCGTGCCGTGTCCTTGCTGCGGAAAATATCAGCCCTATGAATGGGGGCGCATCCGAATTTCGGATGTTACGATGGAATGTAAATACTGCGGAGAGCATTTCAAGGAAACGGAATGGAAAGAGCGTCCGGGCAAGTGGATAGCCGGGGCGGAAAACAAAAGGAAAAGGGGATTTCACCTAAACGAATTGGCATCCCCTTGGAAGCACTGGGAGGAAATCATCGAGGATTTCCGGGAAGCGCACAGGGAATGGAAAGCACATGGAGATATCCAAAAGCTGAAAGTTTGGGTAAATACGGCACTTGGCGAAACATGGGAGGAAAAAGGAGAAGCGGCGGATGAAGATGCGTTGCTGAAAAGGCGTGAACGCTACACGGCGGATTTGCCGGATGGCGTTCTTTTGGTTACGGCCGGCGTGGATGTACAAGATGATAGATTCGAGGTTGAAATAACCGGGTGGGGAAAGGGCTATGAATCGTGGGGAATCCTGTACAGGAAAATCCCCGGCGATTTGGAGAAGGAAGAAACGTGGGATAAACTGGAAAAATTCCTTGAAATGGAACTGTATTTTGCAAGCAAAAATTCCCTTATGATTGCCTGTACTTGCATTGACACGGGCGGACACCATACCACACAGACATATAAATTCTTGAAAAAGATGGAGCGCAAGCAAAAACTGATTTTCGGGATTAAGGGCATGGGTGGCGAAGGAATCCCACTTGTGAATAAAGTGTCCACAAACAACATTGAAAAGGTGAAAATATTCCTTTTAGGCGTGGATTCCGGCAAAGAAATCCTCATGACACGCCTAAAAACGGCGGATGAGGGGCCAGGATATTGCCATTTCCCTATCAATGCAGACAGGGGATATGATGAAACATATATCAAGGGGCTATCCAGTGAGCAGCGAGTTATACAGTTTAAGGATGGCCGCCCGGTATTGAAATGGGTAAAGAAATCAAGCGGAACACGGAATGAGCCGCTTGATTTGCGGAATTATTCGACCGCCGCCGCCGAGATACTCCGCCCGGATTGGGATGTACTGGAAAAGAAAATCAAACAGGGCATAAATTACATGAAAAAACAGCCCAAAACGGCAACAAAAAAGAAAAAGACCGGGATTGTCAACCGGGGAATACAGCTATAGAAAGGCGGCGGCAACATGGAGAGGTTGGAAAGAGCCGAAAGGCGGCTTGAATTATATTACAAGGCAGAGGAAGCTATATTGACCGGGCAGGAATACACCATAGGCACAAAGCGGCTACGCCGTGCGGATTTGGAGGATGTGCAAGCAATGATTAAACAGCTTGAAAATGATGTGGAATCCTTAAAGGCGAACGGGAAAAACAGGGCTTTGCGTGGCGTTCCACTTGACATCTAGGAAAGGGGCGGCAAGATATGAATATTCTGGATAAAGCAATCGCCGCCGTGAATCCGGCGGCGGCATTGCGGAGGGAAAAAGCCCGGTGGCAGCTTGAAATCATGGGGCGGTTTATGAATAGCGGATATG